ATGTTGTAATGATATATTTTTATAAATTATTCCCTGCGTGAATTTTAATAAATTTAATCTATCCCTTTATACGCAATACATTTACTTTCCTCTTTTGATGATCTTAAATGTCTTATTTTTCGTAATGTGTATAACAAGGAATAGTGATGAAATTTAAAAAATGTCTTCTGCCTGTGGCAATGTTAGCGTCATTCACTCTGGCAGGATGCCAGTCAAATGCTGACGATCATGCTGCCGATGTTTATCAAACCGATCAACTGAATACCAAACAAGAAACTAAAACCGTTAATATTATTTCCATTCTTCCCGCAAAAGTTGCCGTAGACAACTCCCAAAATAAACGGAACGCACAAGCCTTCGGCGCGCTTATTGGCGCAGTCGCTGGCGGTGTTATCGGCCACAACGTCGGGTCTGGCAGCAATTCCGGAACGACGGCAGGTGCAGTTGGCGGCGGAGCTGTAGGCGCGGCAGCGGGTTCTATGGTGAATGATAAAACCTTAGTGGAAGGTGTTTCTTTAACCTATAAGGAAGGCACCAAAGTGTATACCTCTACCCAGGTGGGTAAAGAGTGCCAGTTTACGACAGGTTTAGCCGTTGTTATTACCACGACGTATAACGAAACGCGTATTCAGCCAAATACCAAATGTCCTGAAAAGAGCTAATAATCAGGAGGAGTCATGAAGAAAGTTTTTCTTTGCGCCATCTTAGCCTCCTTAAGCTATCCGGCTATCGCCTCATCATTGCAGGATCAACTCTCTGCTGTCGCAGAAGCGGAACAGCAAGGTAAAAATGAAGAGCAAAGGCAGCATGACGAATGGGTCGCGGAGCGCAACAGGGAAATCCAGCAAGAGAAGCAACGTCGCGCAAATGCCCAGGCCGCCGCTAACAAAAGAGCGGCAACGGCAGCGGCAAATAAGAAAGCTCGTCAGGATAAACTGGACGCCGAAGCCTCTGCGGACAAAAAACGCGATCAAAGTTATGAAGATGAGCTACGCAGCTTAGAGATTCAGAAACAAAAACTGGCGCTGGCGAAAGAAGAAGCCCGCGTTAAGCGAGAAAACGAATTTATCGATCAGGAACTGAAGCACAAAGCTGCGCAAACCGATGTGGTGCAATCTGAAGCTGACGCCAACAGAAATATGACTGAAGGCGGTCGCGATCTGATGAAAAGCGTGGGCAAAGCAGAAGAGAACAAATCGGACAGCTGGTTTAATTAATCGATGTTAGTAACTTCAATCCTATAATTCTTGAAGATAAAAAACCCTCTGTAGTAACAGAGGGTTTTGTTCATTCATAGTGCAGGGTCAAATCATTCCCACTCAATTATTTACGATAACCATAACTAATTGAGTGATAACATTTTTCCAAATCTCAATTTTTCCCGTACCGTTTTATATACCGTCACCGGAAATCAGTACCATGAAAAATGCCATGCTATCTGGTCAAAGTGTCGTACTGTTTTTCGCAGACTCTTCCGGCTTCGGCTGCCCGGTCAGCATACTCTGCCAGTTGTCTGTTTCTCTCGAGAGATTTGCTGAGCACGTCGGCAAGCAAAACTCCGGTGTCTGCGGCTGACGACCCAGCGCCGACAATGGCGTTATACTGCCTGAGCTGCTCACGGATGGCAAAGAGTTGTTGCTGCAACCGGCCAGCGCGAGCGGCAGCATCAAGAGCATCATTGCGCGCCTGGTCGATCCTCTGCTGCGCTTCACGTTCATTTGTCGCTTTCTCCTGTTCGTAGTGCTGACGAACTCTCTCATCTTCAGCTTTGCGGTCTTCCTTCGCCTGCGCATACCCGGCGTCGTACTGACGACTGCCGTGTGCATTCCAGGCTACAACTCCTGATATGACCAGAACAGCAAGCATCGCCATGATAACCAACTGTTTCCAGTATGCTTTTGCGAATGCCAAGATCATACCGCCAGCACCTTACTGGCAGTGATGTACCGCGCGCGCCGGTCGTCGATGCCGTTCCGGCCACCATTGATAATCAGAGTTACACGTGCAATATCGCCGGTATACTTCATGCATCCTTTGCTGGCGAAAAACCACGCCGCGCTACGAGCCGCATATTCGTCCTGCGCCAGCAGTTCAGGATTCTCCAGCAGGTCAACCTTCAGACCGTTTCCGCAATCACGATAGTTATTCAAACCGGTAATCTGGATAAGTCCGCGACCTCGGTAATTCCATCCATCGCCGGGGGCATTGTTCCCCATGCGTTTGCTGTACACCAGATTGGCAATCGCTCTCTGGCGCTCAAGTGGCAATGGTGGTTCGCCTGCGCGTCGCCCCAATGCGTTGGCCTGTCCCTGGGTGAGACGCCCAGCCCGAACGAAGTTAGCCAGTCCGGTGACGCTGTAGTTGAAATTTTCCTGCAACTGGTTGAAGCCCCCAGACTCATGCCCGACTTGAGCAATAAACATTGCCTGCTCTTCTGGTTTGCTGATACCAAACTCTCTCATCGCAGAAGTTATATGCGAGAACCAGCGTGCAGCCAGCGCCTCGCTGATACCAGCAGCTCGCTGGAATTGTTTAATCTCCATGTTTAGACCTCGATACTTTGAAAATTTGAACGACGTTACCGCGCGTTTTAATAACCGCAGCGAGCATGACAGCGTTGATAATGACCTCAGATAAATCCACAGCCATTGGCGTGCGGAACCAGATTGCATAGGCAACACGAACCGGAATACTGGCCGCAGCAACAATCAGGAAATAAGCAAGCCACCCCCCCCATCTTCGATGTTGAGATCCGTTACGCCGGAATGTGACAACGCGAATTGCTATGCCAGTACAAATAACTGCATTGGTGATAAGCAAAAAAAACTCATGCGTTACCATCGTCTTTTCTCCCCGGAATTAACTCGCGTGGATTATCGGAACGGTGATAGAGCCAGATGCCAATTCGTACTGCGACGATTGCTGACACAAATGCGCCAGCAGAGAAAACAATCCCTTTCTCGAAAGAGTCCTGCGTGATGGTAGGTATCAGGCTGGCTATGCCGATAAGAATTGATGCTGTGGGTTTGTAGAAGAGAAGACCGCAGAGAAAGCTGAGTAACGCCAGGAGAACGCGGCGCTTGACAGGATACTCTACTGCAGAGGTAACAAAAATTACCGCCCCGGCCAGCGATCCAAGCGCCACTTCAGGAGGTACGCCGGCGATGACTGCCGCCAGCGCACCGTAGCTAAGCCCCTGATTTATCGTATCAGCTGTTAGCGATGCGGACATGATGACCACCGTTTACTATGCATGATGAACCTCCTTAGTTGGGTAAGTTCATCATACACAATAAACCGTTTATGGATAAATGGTAATAGTTAAGCGCTGAAACCGCCGACTCTAACTTTTAGCGTAGAGAGATCAACATTAACAGTTATGTTTAATACACCACTCCCCGCTGAAATAGAGAATAAGCGCCGTCCGCCTGACGTTCCGCCCCCCGCCGGTGGAGTGGTATCGAGTTCACCTGTGATCGATATTGAAATGGTACCCTCACGGTTAGCAACGAGTAGCTCTAAACATTCAGCCCAGGTGTTTTGTGCAGAAGACCAAGCATCGATAAGGATTCTCTGCGTCGTTCTGTTTGGTATTGCGATGGATTTGACTTCACCTGTATTTACCAGACCTTGAAAACGAGTTCCGTAATCTATCCAGCTAATGCTATAACCTGCATTTGCTGCAGGGTCTTGAGAGGTATACCAGGTCTTGGTTCTCACGCCAGTATGACCGATTGTCAGTAGAGGACGAGCAAATTGATCTCGATGAATGTATGCATTATCTCTGATCCCGTTGCTCTGCAGATCAATATCTGCAGCACGTGGATTAGGGAAAGTCGCTTTTCCACCAACATCAAAAACATCATAATGATTTGCAACTGCAGGAATCCATCCGTTCCTGTCCAGATTTCTAAAGAAATCCTCGAAAGCCAGCCAGTATGATTGCTGATGACCTAAAAGGTTAGGGTGAACAGTCTGTATTTCAGGGGTCCGGTCAAATAATGCCGTTTCACCATATTTAGCAACAGCATCAAACCAGTATTTTTCCACATCGATAAGCACGCAACCCATTTCTACAGCGATTTTCCTGATCGCATCGTTTCCTCGAAGGAAGCGGACACCTGCTTGAATATTTACCCCATTCCACTCAAACGTGACATTTGAGTTTGCGGCAGATGGTATAATGTTATTATCAGAGACTGGGGCCGGAGAAGATGAAGGCCATATTTGAGAAATTCCAGCCGGCATGCTCCAGCTATATTCAGAAATATTCGGATGAGGTGTGGTTGTTAGCACAACATCCCCGCCGGCCTCCCTGACTAAATTAATAGCATTTCGAAGGCGCTGTTTAAATCCGTTTTCATTGAATGTTTGCCCGGCATTATATTGTGCGGTAGGAAAATCATTCATTCCATATATAAACAAAGCAATATCAGGATATATTCCTTCAGCAACAACTTCAGGCCATTGGTTAACAATAAAATTATTTATCGTTGAACCATTAACAGATTTGTTTGTGAAGTTAATGGGATAAATACGCTGCTTATTTAGCGTATCGTTCATATACTCAAAAAATTTAGCAACTGGTGCCTGTGTTGCTGGATCAGGAAGCGTAGCACCAACCCCAACAGAAGAACCAAACCCATAGAGTCGAAATAAGTTCTGATAGCCAGAAACCCCATGCCGATAAGCTGTTAATTTATTGACGAAATTTGGGAAAAGGGCCTGTGATGATCCAGACGCAGCACGAATAGAAGCCTCTACCGTTCTTCCTGTTTCCGTAGCAACTAAGCCAGCACCGTCTTTTGATGCTAGCTTGATTGCCAAATCTGCCGTTTCAGTTTGCCCTGCAATCGGAACAGGATCCCCCTGGTCATTGAATCCAATCAGCATATTTGCTCTGGCTCGTACAGATGCCATGATTCCTACCTGACTTTCCGGAACTCGCAAAGTTCGCTGGAAAAGACCATCTGCATGATGAGTGCTGTCATTGTCTCCCGAGTCCACATAAGATTTTGTTGCTGCATCCTGTGCCTGTGACGGGTCACGCAGATTACGAATGCGGTTGTTGAGTGCGTCGTAATAGTTCGCGATGAACGACGGCTTACGCAGCGCCAGGCGGAGAAAGCTGAAGCACTGCTGGATAAGCATGGTCAGCTTGTCGAACGCATCCTCATGTACCTCTGCGAAAAATTTCCCCTGGTTACGCAGATCAGTCTCCTGGGTAACAGGCAAGTCACGTGAGATAGAGATTTGCCATCCGTTGGCCAGAGGTGACATCAACACAATGCTCCCACCTGAATAGCTTCCCGCCCCGGTAACGGAGTAATCGGTATCCAGAGTAAGTACCGTAATATTTTCGTTAAGGTCAGCAACCTGTACTGTCAGATCTGACTTCTTGAAAATACGAAACTTGTACGGGAAAGATGTGGTAACGCCGTTACCAGTGTATTCGTTGTGGTCAACTTCGGTTGAGACCGTCATGTTAAATCTCCAGATAGTCGCAGCACCCGTTGCGCCGCATATCTGGTTATTCTATTACCTGAAAAACCATATATGTATAGAAAGACTATAAATACCAATAGATATTACCTTTATGGTAATTTGCAAAACGTGCTGGATAGCAAACAAATTATTTGATACTGTATAAATATACAGTTATTGCATGGAGAAGATAAGATGCAGCGGTATCACTATCCACTGGAAGACGGATTTACCGAAAGGATTCACACGCCGGGAGGCGTCAGGTCACTGGTGGAGGGATCGCACTTGATGAAATTACTCCGGGATCTCGATAAGGATGGATTTAATGTCGATGGCCCACTTGCCGAACTGACTGCACTGATTAACTACGTCACCAGCTCACAGATGTCTATGCAGGATCTGCAAACACATCTCGACTATTGTGCCGAACAATTACGAAAACAAACCCGGTAAATTTAAAGGCCGCAAGAGCGGCCTATCGTTTCGCTTTGTGCTCATCCCAGCACGTTTTGCACCATGCCATTAAGCCGTCCGCATTTTGATTATTAGGGTAAAAGCTGGTTCGTTTTCTGCGGACATTACAAATTGGGCACCACTTCATATGGCGTGTATTCTTTGGGCCATCGAGACACCTTGCACACCACTTAGTCAATCCATCTGGATTTTTTGACGATTTCCTGAATTTTTCATATGGAAGGTTTATTCTGCATCGCAAGCACTGCTTGCTACCACTTGAAACTCTGTTAGCTGATTCTTCTTTTGGCGGCGATACAGAAGGTATTCTTGCTGGCTCTGATACTGCCTGAGGTGCTTTTTTAGATGACTGAGACGATATGTCATCACCAGGGAATCTTCCATGATATGCCGGACGCGTTGACACTCCAGGTGGAAGCTCAGCTGTAAACGGCTTTGGCTGAATCAGTTGCCTCTCTTTTGCTAACTCCTGCTGTTTATAATATGTCTGGATTACCGCACTATCATAAGCAGGAGGTGCGGAAATATCAGGCGCATTACCTCCAGTTTTTTGAAACTGAGTAGAGGTGTGTTCTATCACCTGTGTACGATTAATCGTTATCTCCCCATCTTCGGTCTTTATCGTTTTGTTATGATTAACGACCGTACGATCAGAGATCTTAGTCTTGTTCTGGTTGATAACGTAAATAATCACCGCAACCACACCAACAACTATCCAGAAAACTTCCATTGCTTTTCCTCACAATAACATTACCTTAAAGGTAATATCTTGCTTTCAGGTGATCAAGCGTTAAACGTAATCAACCAAATGCGGTTGATTTTAATATTTATCCGCGCTTATCATTACCTTTGCGGTAAATTTACATCGCACTCCTCTTGTGCCATAGTAATCGGGCACTGGCAAAATCCAGTGCCGGGATTGGCGTCCCGGGTTACTAAGTGGCGCATACCACGCCAGACGTGGTTTTTTTATGCGTTAAGCACAGCTATATCCGAATTATGGTGGGCTGGGCAGGGGTCCGAAAGGACACCGGTACCACTTAGGCCGGTACGCCAACCTTGTCCAGTTCACCACCAGTAATTGGCGTTGCGGTGGTGATTAAAATCACTAAGTGGAGATAACCACCATGGCTAATGCTCAAACTGCCATCTTCAAATTTGAATCTGTTAACCCTATCCGTTCCATCATTATCGATGGCCAACCATGGTTTGTAGCCCAAGACGTTTGTAGTGCGCTGCGTATCCAAAACGTCACCCAAGCACTTGAAAAACTGGATGATGATGAAAGGTCTATGTTCAACATAGGGCATGAACATCGTGCAATTTTTGACAGCCGAGTAAAAGAGATCAACATCATCTCCGAGTCAGGCCTCTACACACTGATCCTCCGCTGCCGCGACGCAGTGACACTAGGCACTATCCCCCTACCGCTTTCGTAAATGGGTTACAGGTGAGGTACTTCCTCAGATCCGTCGAACAGGAAGCTACATTAAAAACTCGTTCCCGCAGGAAGAACGCATAAAGATGGTTGCCGACCAGGTAGCCAACGCCACGGCGTCAGCAGTGATGCAGGCAATGAAGATAGAGAACAAAACCTACAGTGCCCCACTGAAGCCCGGCTACCGCAGTCTGATTCATTCGCCGTCTGGTGTTCTCGGCCTGACGGAGAACTCATTGCTGATGAATCTGCTGAATCAGTTGCAGGACGACGGGCATGATGTATCGGGCGCGGCGGCGGAGCTGACCACCATGTTCTGCTACATTGTCGGTGTGAGCAAATGCCTGCGTGATATCCAGACCCACGCGGAGTATATCAACGACAAAGCAGGGTTCTTCTGACGGACGGCGGCACAGGGATGTGCCTTTAAATAATTCTGTACAGATTGCAGGTGAATAGCTTACTATTACCTCACGGGTGATCCATAGCGATTAGGCACCGATACAGGAGGAGCCCACATGAGAAAATTTGACGAGTACGAAGGCGTTTAACATTCGGATAGTTTAATGACGGGGCCATTAGGCCCCGTTTTCATGTCTGGAGACAGTTTGTGTTAAGTGAAGAAATGCAATTTGCCATGGCCGTGGCTCAAATAGTAAGTGCAGTCGCGGTTTCGCTTGGCTTGTTCATAGCTATCGCTACTATTATTTATAATGTAAATACAGCGAGAAAAGTACACACTTCAGTATTCCTTGGTGAAAGCAGGTTTGATGTAGATTATAAGAAAGGCCTATCTACTATGCGCCGCATTCACGAATCGAACAAATCATTCCGCTCTTATATGTATCCAAGCAATGGGCAGGCTGATCTTACGGATGAAGAAAAGACAGAGAAGAGAGAAATAATTTACTGTCTAGGTTTCTACGAACCCATGGCTGTGAGCGTGAAGCGGAAAACTTATGATGAGACCATGATTAAGGAAGTATTTTACAGCTCCGTTGTAAATAACTATCAGATTGCGCTACCTCTTATACAAGCCATTAGAGAAAAAGAAAACATAAACACATATTTTAAAGAATATGAATGGTTGGCCACACGATGGAAGGATTGTCCATTGAAGGATAAATCCCCGTGGTACAAGTTTTGGTAAGCCCGCGCTGCGGGCTTTTTTTGTGGACGAAACAAAAGTCAGTGCTACACTCATTGACGCCACATTGAGGTGGCTTATAGATGGAAATTTCACAATGAAAAAAGCATTTGCTGCACTGTTCGTTTTGTTGTCTCTGGTAGCTTCAACTCAGGCCTTTGCCGGCCGTTGTCAGCACGACAGCGATACTGCCGCTGACGGCTCCCGCTGCGGTGGGCGTTCTGCGGATTCCCGCCCGGGCGGCGGTGGCATTCGTTAAAAACAAGGCCGCGAAAGCGGCCCGTGACATGTCACGTCCCTTTTCTGAATGATAGCCATTCGAAAAATGATGACATTCCACCGCAGACAATAGCAAAGATTATCCCACCAAAGAATAGAAGGCCAGCCTGCCACCACTCCCACCGCCATACATCCACAGCGCCAACCATACCAACAATCGCTCCAACAAATGGAATATAGCTCACGATGAAAGCAATGGGGGCTGCAATTATCCAGTGCAATCCCCACCATGATTCAAGCCCAGCCATAATTGCTGCCAACTGAAAAAGACCAACGACGATATAAACAATGAATCCTATAGCTTGCATGTAGTCACCTATTTACCCAATAAAAATAAGAGGCCTCCCCTCAATAAGGCTTGCAACAAGAACTACTCCCTGCACAACAAAGATGAACCAGCAAATAGCTTGAGTCTGAGGGTTAAGAAAATATTTGTAGCGGTCAATAAATAACAATCCACCAGAAATTATCACACTCAAAATAATTAAAAACACAACACTTCCTTATTGCGGAGTGACATCCTGAGGTCTCCACCAGTATGTCTGGTTAAACTCTTTCTTCGAACGTTGCTCCATTTTACGCAAATAGCCTGGTGAAAAATACTCCTGCATCTGGTTAAAGATCATGTGATCGAGAGCCACCTTCAAGTACCAGAGATTCGCACCAGGCATCAAACCTTTCCCCAGCTTAACCAGATCACCACCAGTCTGCTCACTCTTCCCTTCCACAGCATTTAACGGTATGCCCTGAGCAATCTTCACTACGTCATCAACCAGACCAGCTACCGGGCCAAGCATCGACGCCAGCGCGCCGCTTCCGTACCTGGTGTGATCTGACAATAAAAAGTCACCGTAAAGGCCAAGACCACCACCTTTCAGTAGAGCACCAAGCCAGAATTTTGCGGCATCTTCTCCTGTCATCTCTCGAGGATTACGACCAGACGCAAGGTCGTTAAGTTGCTGCGACAAAGCGCCAAGAATGGTCGTACTGGCAATAAACGTCGCAATATATGCCGCACGCCCACCAGCAGACGGCATACCCATAGCGCGTGACCAGTGACGCATAACAACCGAGATAGGGAACGATTTAAACAGGAAAACACTTCTCGTTAATTCACCTTTCCATGTTCCACGCTGAATACCAGAACCGGTTATCAGTTGCTCACGAGCTCCCGGTGTAATAACAGCCATATCAACTTCTTCAGTTACGGCACCGAGCAATTTACGCATTGCCTCAAATTTCACGCGCTCAGGCTCACCAAGATGTTTAACTGCTGAATCAGGGATACGCATAATGCTTTCCGGTGTCAGCATCGTATTATTACCGTTCCCCCAGTCCTCCTGTTGCGCCAGCTTCCATACGCTCCAGTCTGTGTCAGTAATCCCTTTGCTTTTCAGGATACGAAAATCAGAGTCATCGAGGCTACGAAGGTCTGGTGTCCGTGACACTACTTCTCCCAGGCTTCCCATCATGGTTACGCCATAGGCGCGCTTGTGCGCATCTGACCATGCTGTAAGCCCACTGGCACGCATTACCGCCGTTGCCGCCCAACGAGACACTGACGGCCCCATATTATCCATCGCCCAGCGGTTAACGCTGCCAAGTAGAGATTCCATCGCCAGACCAGCGCGGCGCGCCCGCGCAAGTTCTGTACGGTTCGTTGGGTCCATAGCTTCAAGCTGGTTGCGGAATAACTGGTTCATTGGAAGGTTGGTCACCTTCGCAGACAGATACATGGTTCCAAGATCAGAGAACGATGATAGCAACGCGGATCCGAGTCTGCTGGCAACCAGCCAGTTGCGGATATTGTCAGACCATCGCGCGATGTGCGGATTCGCTACAGGCTGTGTCTTTCCGGAAATAAAGTTGTACAGATTCTCTGTGTTGTTCGCCAGCCGCTCGACTTTACCGGTTTTACTCGGGTTAGCTGTTGCCGTTTCTGCCTTCACCTGATCAAGAAGAGAGCGGAAAACATGATCGGGGTTTGGGCCATATGTTTCCACCAGTGCAATATCTTTACTGATACCTTCCAGGTGACCGACCATGATTTCCCATAGAGAGCGATCGCCATAAAGTTGCTGATATTGCAGATAGGAATCTGCATCTTTGAAATGTATCTGTCGTGATGCATTACCACGGTTAGCACGTGCGCCGGAAATTCGCATTCCGGTATCAGTAAGCTTATTCAGCCCACCAGTAGCGATCGTGTTATAAGCCTCTCCAAGAAATGCAGACAACTCGGCATCGTTCATCAGTTGTCCATCGGCTCGGATATAATATTTGCGATCCAGCTTACCTATAACATCGCTAACCCACTTATCCTTTGATACCGCCCCAACCTTTTCCATAGAATGATGTTGAGGGATCCCCCAGTTTTCGAGATAGCCAATGTCCCCACCAGCATCATTAAACCGGCGGCGCAGTAGATCTGTCACTTCTCTCCACGCCTTAGCACCTTTTCTTGCTTTAGCATTGCCAGTATTTTGCCCTCGCATTTCATATACCAGGTCACGCACGCCAGCTTCATCTTCAAACAGGCCAAAAAAGCGAGGATCAACTGCTTCAAATGCCTCTTGCAATTGACTCAATGCATAATCACGAGTAGCTTTTGTTCTGGACTCAACAGAGAGGAAATTCGATTTACCGTCTGCATTAAAAGCAATAGTACGGTTAAGAGCGCCAAGTTTCCCATCAGCCCCTTGATAGCTATTGATAAATTTATCCAATCTCTGACGTGCGGCTATAGTGAGGGCCACACGACGTTTCTTTAATGCCGCTTCTCGCTGTAATTCTTCAGAGGCCAATTGTGCTGCACGATATAGCCGCTCTGATTCGGAAAGTTGTCTCCACGACATCGGGTCATCACGAGCAATGGAGCGCATATTTCGATAAATGCGGTCTTCAATGTTCTGTATTTCTCGCGCCGTTAACGTGCGCTGCGCCGCCTGCTGGACCGCTTGTATACATTCCTGTCTCATTTAATTTAACCTCTCAAGAAACACGCCACAGCGACATCAAACAGGCTGGAGTCCTGTATTGCCTGCTCACTTTCCCTGTTCGCTTCATCCAGTACTTCACGCGCGCTGCGCGATTGTGGATTACCATCATCATCCAGCACGGTGATTATCATGTCAGGTGATTCAAGCAGCGAGTCTTCAGCTATGCGCAGATCAATATCTCCTGCCTGATCCGCCATCATTTTTTGTTCTGCCTGTTGCAATATTTTATCAGGCTCAAAAGGAGCTACTTCGTCTGGCGTCCTGACCTCTGCTGTTTTATAGAATGAAACAGCCTGAGCATTAAGTTCACTTTCTACCTGCAGTCGCCGTGCCAGTTCTGCTCGAGCTTCAAAAAACTGACCGCCAGGCTCATGCGGTGCCAACGCGTTACGAGAAAATTCCAGGCGTTCTTGTGCCTGCCGGATTCGTTGGTCAATATCGCGAAGTCTGGCCTGTTTATCTGATCGAGCACGAGATAAAGCCTTACCGCTACCGGTTGGCTCTTCTGCAAGAATTTGTGCGCGCTGTTCAGTGAGATTTTCAATAATTCGTTGGTTATTAGCGATTTCAGACTGGTAAACCTGTCTATCGCCACGCGGCAAAAGCTGCGCGGCCCGTTCTTCAAGCAACCGATTTTCTATAGCGCGCGCCGTTACTCCATCATCTACAGATGACAGAGCCTCATTAACTGCCTGAGACAGCAGACTCTTGCGCCCAGGAATTTCACTGAAAGATGCAGACTCAACAATGCTGGCAACGTCTACAGGTCTCCCCTGGCTAACATCAGACATGGCTTTTCGCAGAGCCTGAATGTGCGAATTACGCGAAAGCACGTTGATCGGCACGCCGGGAGCAATATCAATTTCAGCATGATGAGCGGCATTCGCCGCCAGTGCAGCATCGATATCAACTGGTGAAAAATTTGGTGCGCTTGTAGACTCGCCGCGAGAGTTAATAAATCTGCCGACACCACCAAACGCCACCCCAAGAACAGCATCAATAGCAATTGCCTGTCGATCCAACACATCATACTGGTTAGCCATTTCGCTATAGCCACCATCACGAAGCGTTTTTGCAGTAAGCCCACGCTGTGCCATACCGAACGCAATATTTGTACCTGCGGCATAGGCAATATCTGGCGTTGCACGTACTGCTGTTGCTGCGGCGCGTCGCACTGAACTCTCACCCGTCCGCGCAAGCTGAGCCGCCACACCTTCCGCCAGCGCACCACCAGCACGTAACCCGAGGCTCATAGGGATCAGTGTTCCGGCACCAGCAGTAATGCCCTGCACTAATCCCGCTTCCTGCGCCGTCCTGAAATCAACACCCTGTGCTGTCAGCCGTTCAAACTCAGAAAAACCCTGTAGCGAAGTTACCGCCGCTGCACCTCCGACAGGACCACCGAGCGTTGTACCGACAACAGCCTGCCCGCCCATATCGAACAACCCATAAAGAACCTGCCCGGCGGTTCCGGTTGTCGCGGCATCAGGCGTCAGCCGCTTAACCTGCTGCTCTGCTAGTTTTCTCTGCTCGGCAATGTATGAAACTGAAGTATCATTGAGCGAGGTGTTTTCGTTAATAAACTGAGCAATCGGGGATACGATTTTATCCATCCCTGCCCATAGCAACTGATCTGGCTTTGCCACCAGCCCGGAGTACAAACCAGACAATGCCGCTCCTACAGCATTGTCGAAAAAACCAACATCGCTGTTAAAGCCCGCTGGATTTGATGCTGCTTCGTCAAGTTGCTGATTCTGGTTTACTGGATTAAGGCCAAAGTAACTCATTGCGGAATATCTCCGGAGAATCTCTGACGCTTCTGTGTCAGATCAAGAACAACAGGAGAACCATCATCTTTCAGCAGATAACCAGTACCAAGTTTCACCAGGTACTGACTATCGCCGTAACTTTGCAAACCATACTGACCAGGCGGTGTTTTTATCCCGGTGCCGACAACTTGTTCATTCCAAGCCTGATTAACCTGCTTATCGAATTGCTCTGCAGACATTCCCCACGGCAAAAGGACATTCCCCATTCCGTTATAGTCATGCACGCCACCTGTAGCTACGTTAACAGCCTGTTTCCAGATATCAGTGTCAATTTCGCCTGATACCACGCCTTTTTTCGCCATCACACCAGCGTAATAG